GCATTTCTAAAATTTCGGTGAGATCGCCACCGCCAAGAAAAACATTGAGCACCTTTTTCTTTGGATATTTTATGATCTCTGTGACCAAACAGCTTTTCTCAGCAGGCCATAATTGCATGGTGCCTTTGTATAATCCCTCGTAAATGTCAATTATGTCATGCGTACCGCCGCTATACTTTAGGGCTGCTTCTATGTGTGGTTTGCAACGCTCAAACTCTGGATGCATCAAAACGCACCTCCGCTAAGAGCAACACGCTTCCAAATGTTCGTACTTCCGTCATGGGTTGCAGTGCAGATGTAAATGTAATTCGTATCCCAACTGATAAGACCGGCAGTATCACCAGACGCGCCAACACTACTTGCAGGCACAGATTGCTTAACAACAACTTCTTTAAATGCACCAGATTGGCTAATTACTGGCTTAACAGTAGAACGGTCAAACATCAGATAACCGTTTTCTTTTGCGCTTTCACCGCCTGTTTGCTGTACTAATGCAGATTGCGTGCGATTTAAAAACACGTTCAAACGTCTTGCCCAATCCTTCCAATCACCACCATAAGGCTCTGGCGCTGCGTATTGCGTCATCTGCGCCCTCCGGCTACCGCATCAACTCGATTGATACCCACACGCCAATCTGTCAGTGATTGACCCTCAACACGCAAACGCAACTGTCTGCCAGTAAATCTTACGCTTGTGGGGTTAGTAAGAGAGAAGGGGCCGTAGCTACGCTCTGTGCCATTAGGGTAAAACCTTGACTTAAACGTAGCATTTACATCGCCTTGGTTTTTCTCATCTGGGATAAGTTCAGTTACGCTTATGACGTTATCGCCAGTACCAATCCTAAATGGGCCAGTTTCAGCAAAAGGCGTTAACGTGCCATAATCAAAACCAACTTCATGTTCGTAAACGTACATATCACTAGCATCTGCAAGCATAGGTTGTCTAAACGCACCTCGATCTGTGCCTGCTGTGCGGTCTAGCTCTCCGATATACCAAGTGTTTTCTGAGTAGTTATAAACAACGTAACGGTCATTTTCTGTAGAGCCGCTAGATGGGTAGTACCACCAAATCTCGTTATACAAGCTATTAGATACGCCAAAGACTTTGCTGATCTGCGCTTTGTTTATGTCGTTAAATACATAGTCGCTAACTTCGCTGTTTAGCTCTGCAACTGAGCTACCATTATATGCAAAGAATGAGTTAACACCCATCCACACCGCGCCTTGATCTACAACCACGCAAGCTAATGCAGCCGCCAAACCACAAGCGGTACCTACACGCTCTATCCCATAAACATAGGGTGGGCCTTGGTATGTTGCGAAATGCGCATCTCTGCTTGTTAAGATTAAAGAACCACCACGCACGTTTACACCGGCCATAATCGTGCCAGTAGTCGCAAGCTCTAAATCACCGGCTTCATTTGTCGTAGCAGGCGTCCAAGTGTTGTTATCTTCTCGATCTGACCATTGCACCTTTCTAGGATTGCCGCCTGCACCCAACGCAAAAACAAATCTTTCCTCAGTTACAAGGATTGCCTCGTTACCAGTTGGGGCATTGCTCAATAACGCGGCAGGGGTGCCAGTGTTCAAGGCCCACTCATATATTTTACCGTCATCTGCATTTTGAGCTAACAAACGCTCTCCCCACGGCTGCAAATGCCAAACCGTTGCGGGTTGTATGTTTGTTGTATCTTGTCGTGCTACGCCATAGGCGAGGGTGCCATAAAAGCCAGAACCATACGCAGTAAACGCGGCTGCATCTTCTCGACCCGCGCTTAATCCAACTGGCGTAATGTCATACTTCACGCCCGCGTTAGTGTAGGCAAAAAGTTTATTGTAAGTGCCAGAAGCTATGTATCGGTTGCTGCTGTTGTCTGTCCAGGCAAGCATACCTCTAAGTTTGTTAGAAGCAGCAGTGGTAGACTTTTTACGCCAACCACCAACAGGTCGCATCAAGCCATCATGCCAACGCACCAGGTTGACGTCGCGCCATCTACCTTCGCCTTGTAAATCTGTCCCATTACGATAAACGCCTGGTGGGATTTTAAGGTCTACAAGTGCCATGACGCCTCACGTTTTCGTTACACCTACAAAATAACATAGTATCTAGTACTTGTACATTTACGGCGCGGTAGGCCAATCGTCATCACCCAAGTTAGGCCAGTTGTCATGCCCTGTAATGTCTCGCAAGGCTTGGCGATACGTGGTCATTTCGCTTGACATTGTAACGTCAGACAATGCGTAGAAGTCTGTCTCTGCAAGCTTTGCATCTCTTGTGGCTCTGTTCGCAGTTGCGGTATTAGCATCTAGTGTAGCCTGATAAGCAGCTTCGTGCTCTGCTTTAGTGGTGGTTACACCATCCTCTGTAGTATCAGCAAACATATCCCTTGCGACATACTTCTCAACCCAGTTGCCGTTTGCATCTTGCTCTACACCATCACGTACACTTATCTGGTAATCGCCAGTTGTAGCCGCAGGGCTTGCGAGTACAGGGTCTAGGTTCATTGCGTCGAGCGTTGCTGTTTTCCATACTCTAGGCAATGACATATGAGCAAAGTCTGCTCTCCATTGCCCTTGCGTTTTAACTTCGCCTGTGGTTCGTTCTCTGTATTCTGACATCAGTTGATACTCCTTTCGTCAGTTGATTTATACTCAAGCAATGGCATAAAAGATGTAAGATGCGCCTGATACATTTGCCTGAGTCAAATATTCTTGATTAATAGTGAAACCCGTTGAGTTGGGGTCTATATTATCACCAGCGCCATACGCATTTTCAGCAATATTAGAATTTAAGGCTAAATAACTATCATTTCCTGTAACAATACCTCTTGCAGTATCAAATATCCAAAAATCTCCATTTGCATCTGTTCGCTTAATCATCACAAACCTAGCACCATTTGTGAAACCACAATCAATAGTCTGACTTGTGCCATTTCCAGTATAGCTTCCCACCTTGGATACACCTGCTACGGTAGCAAAAAGGTAGGCTATGTAGTTATAACTATTTTTATTAACACCGTCTGTTGTTCCAAGTGAGAAAACACTTGCTGTTGGTGAAGTAGAGTTCCATCTATTAGTGTTTGATGTGACAACTTGATTAGTTGTATTTAACTTTAAATAAGCTTGATTACCTAAAGCGGAATGATATACATTCCAATCTTCAGCCAAATCCCTTGCCTTCACCCAAATCATCTCAGGCGGCACCGTCAAGTTATGGCCTACAGTTCTATTGCTTCCTGTGCCGCGGTAGCAACAAACATCGAAATACGAGGGTGCACGTTTCCACATCCATGCTTGATAAGTACTAGGTAAGTTACCACCGTAATACTGTGTCTGATAATCCCATCTTCCGAAAGCAGGGCTGCTTGCTTCAGCAGCAGTGGTTGCTGTATCTAAATAATTTGAACCTGTTAGTCTTGGGGTGAAAAACCACTTGTCTGTAGCATCAACTCTACCAACAAGTGAAGCGTCTATGGGAAACCCTGCATCAAAGGAAGGTGTTGAATTAGCTCCCGTGTCCATAGCAAACACATCAGTCGCACTCTCAGGTGCAGCTAGTGGGCCACGGCGAATGGCTATGTAGATGTAGGTTTCACCTCCAGTATTAACAGTATCAGCCTGATCCGCAGACGTTGTTTCAAAGCCTGTTGGTGTAAATCTAGGATTTGGAAACCACTGCTTCTCTGCATCTGAAAGATTAGCCTCAATCAAAGAAGTGTTTGATCCAGTAGGAACCCCACGCATTGCATCAAACATGGCCCAACCTCTATACGTCCCACCTACACTACTACATTTAATTAAAAGAAACTGAGGCTCAAAACCTAAATTTATAGTAGCATTACCAGAGCCATCAGGGGTATAACTCCCACACTTGATAATATCTTGGTCACCATTAGGACCAAACTCACCGTCACCATCGTTGTGTGCGAATAGGTAGGCTACGAAAGTTGCACCATTCTGGTTAGTGTCGTTTACAGCACCAACAGTAAATTCTGTTGATGTTGGAGCAGTGTCATTCCAAGCATAAGCTGCATTTGTTCTTGCGGCAGTTTTTTCTAACTCAAGGAAATAATCTTCTGGTGCTGTTGCGTCTACTCCCCGATGATAAACATACCAACTTTCCGCATTGCTTGTAGACTTAACTATTATCATTCCGGGCACAGAGCCTAAGTTATGACTAACCGTTCTACCTGCAACACCATTCCCAGTATAAGTCACCACATCAAAGAACTTAGGGGCTTTGCGCCATGTCCAAGAGGCATATTCTCTAGGTGAAGTGTTGGTTGTGCCACCATTACCTAACGTAAATCCATCAGAGTTAAATGCAGTTAAATCTGATGCAAGGGTGTCTTCAGCATTAGTGCTATCCGATCTTAGTCTTTTAGTTGCACCCCTTTCTGTATCAAACAAGCCATGAAAGGTTGTAGTTGTCCTACTCTTAAACCAAACCAACCCACCTTCGCCACTGAGGTCAATACCGTTTGTTATTGTTCGTGGTGAAGTGCTATCACCAGTATACAAATAAGTGCTAAACACCTCGTCTACATCAAGACCTGCGCCACCTGCGGAACCTGCGGCTGCTTGGAGTAATTTCTTTTTAGTAGCCATTATTGCTTATCCTAATGCCTGACCTGCCGTAAATCCGTACCAGTTCGTACCGCCATCCCTTGTGTAGAACACAAACACATCTTTTGCTGATGCAGTTGCTGTGAGCGTTGGGGCAGTTGCTGAAGGCCAATCTACCTCAGTAGGCCAAGTGACTGTATAACCTGATGCTGATGCGTCTTGGATTATCTCTAAACTGAAGCTAAATGCTGTGCCACTTGCAGGTTCACCACTAAAAGTAAACGTAGTGTTTTCAGTTAATGTATGACTAAAGGCGTTGCCGTTCTCACAGTTTACTGTTGTAGCGTTAGAACTTGATGTAACAGCTGCGTAGGTTTCGTTATATGATTTAGCTTTTAGTTCTTCCGCTAAGTTCACGTCACCGTCAGCGTTTGCAGTAACTACCTTGGATGCTTGTGATGTACCTAGAGTCGTAATGTCATTGTAGTTTAACTCAGTAGCTGATGCTGTTACGCTCAAGTCTCCTAGAGTTACCTGACCTCTAACGTAAGTAGAAATCTGAGCACCAGTTACTTTCTTAGTTGTACCGCTTTCGTTTACCTCATATTCCTGTGTACCTGAAGCAGAGCTTGCAGCGGTCATGTCTGAAATTTTAATATTAGCCATTTGTTAAAAAGCCCTCTTCCAAGTGTTTGCGTCTATCTTTTTGTATATAGCTAAAGGATCATCCCATACTCCACTTTGTTTTACTTTAGGAGTAAAGGTAGTCCACGAGCCATTCCATTTTACGTAAGCTATAGAACTAAATATAATCTGTGTGCAGTCAGCTTCTAAGAAACCTTCAGAAACATTACCCTGTTCAATAACAATTCGTGTGTTACCTGCTTCATCTATTCTGGTGTCACCTGCTTCTGTAATCCTAGTAAGTGTTTCATCTTCAGTAGATAGTTTACCGAAATGTACAAAGTCGAATCCATCATTAGTAAATGTACCTGAAGCACTCAGAGACGTAGCAGCATTCTTGATCCGTAAGCCATCGAAGGTTGCTGTACCTGTACCACTAAGCGTCTTACTGATGTCGAAACTATTAAGACCAAGGAATGTAGCAGTACCTGTACCTGATACGTTTAGTCCTTGAGAGAAGAAGTTACCGCCTGTAGCAACTAAACTTGAAGTAGCACTTAACGTAATAGGATCAGCTTCTGTAGTAAGTCCTGCAGCTGTAATCTTAGAACCAAGTGACTGTAGGTTTGCAGCTGCTTGGTAGGTGATTGCTGCTACAGATGCAAGAGTACCTGCTCCTGATAGTGCAGCTAAACCTTCAGCGAACTGTTCTGATATACGTGAATCACCTGCTTCAGTAATACGTGTATCAGAGGCTTCTGTGTGTCTAAACCCTTCTGCAGATTGAATGTCTACTGTCTTTTGTACCCAAGAAGCAGTGTTTCCTGTAGTAGTAAGAAGTAAAGGAGATAATCCTGTAGGAGCACCACCTGCACCAGAAGTAACAACTTCAAGGTACACTTTAAGCGTACCCATTGTACTGTTACTACTATAACGAGCCTCATAGAAAGTAAAATCAGGGTCATTCCCTAAAGTTACTTGCGGTCCTCTAAGTAGAAAATCATATCCTGCAGTAGAACCACTACCAGATGCTTCAGCGTATAAGTAGTAGCTACCAGAGGCTCCACTAGTTAAACCAGTGCCAGACGAGCCTGTGCCAAATCCGTCTCTGTTCCATCTTCCTGAACTAGTAGCAGTTGCAACACTAGTCCAAGAAACAGAAGAGTAGTCAGTTATACTTGTTGAACTAGTAGTGGTTTCCCAACCAGTAGCGTTAGCTTCAAAACTGTAAGCAGTACCATCTAGGTTAATTAAGTCTAGTTGAAGGTCTGCTCTATAACCACCGCTTGTATTCTCATAATAGAAGACTGGCCTTACGGTTGCGCCTCTGTATATATTAGCCATGACAGAAGCCCTTTGCTATTATGCTAATGTTAAGTCTACGTTACCTATAGCGAATGTAATTGTATCACCATCTTCAACAGTCTTAGATGCAGTCATAGCACCATGCCACAACAAGTTACCAGAACTTGCGGCATCGAAGATACCTACGTGAGTAACTGTACCATAGTTAGCACCTGAAGCAGTAAAGCTTACAGCACCTGTGTTACTTGTAGCACCACTAGAAGCAGCACTGAATGCAATAGTTTGTCTAGCGTAACCACCAGTAGATACCTCTGTTCCACCACCTGCGTCATTAGGTGCAGCTGTAAACAAAGCTAAGTACCAGTTAGTAGGACGAGTAGCAGTGCCACTAGTCATTAAAAAATCTAATAGTAGGTTTTCTGCGTGATCTGAAAGAGCAGCCATTGTTATATCCTTTTATTTAACTTGAAACTTTGTTAGTGAATTTATGAACTCACTTTAAACCAAATGTCACCGTCTTCACCACCTGAAGGGCTTGCAGTACTAACGGTAACGTTATCTAGAACATTGAGAACATTTACACCATCTACATATATAGCTTTTACATTAAGAAGATCATTGTTATTTAAGTCTAAGTCAGCATTCATAGCATTAGGAGCACTACCGTCTCTAGATAGTGTATTATTCAATGCAGTATTGATATTTTCAAAGTTCTCATTTAACTGAGTCTGCGAAGCATACCCTGAACTAATTGTGTTTATTGTAGCTTGCTTAGGCATTATTAGCTCCTAGTTAATTAGACCTTGATCTTTTAATCTTTTAAGATCATCGTTTACACCTGCTCTCTCGAAAGCTTCTTGAGATGTAGATTTATCTTTAGCGT